TGCATATCTCTCGGCTATTGCGGCAATCGTGCAGGGTTAATGTTACTTGTCTTTCAGTCGTGAGTAGAAGCCGGCATCAACAGCGCACTTCGGCACATTTTGCGAGCCGATGAAAACGCGAGCGTTGTTTGCGACTTGACGCTGCGCAGACTCAATCCCGCTCAACAGATGCGTGTACTGCTCTTTCGCCATTGCTTCTGCAAGCTCAACGACTTGCAGCAATCGAGAGAACGCTGCTTCGTCGATAACGATATAAGGGTTGAAATCTTGTGTCATAGTCGTTTCGATTTTAGAAGCCGATGTTACAGTCTGCTGCGGTCTCATCTATCTCGCATTGCAGCTCATATCGCTCTCGCTCTGTGAGTAACGGCGCGTCGATGTCATCATCTTCGTAGTAGTCACACGCAGCAGGGGCAACGTCGTGGTCGCCGTTCTCGCTCTCGTAGTGTGCTGCGAAAGCAGCGCACTTCATGCAGTCAGGTCTCTCGCAGTTAGCGCAGAAACGCTCTTGTAATTCAATCTCTGTCATAGCTCAATCGTATTGTAGTGATAAATAGTCTTGGAAGGCTTGTTCAAGCACTTTGCGCTCTAATCGGCGTAACTCATTGCGCAGCTCATGAATGCTCATATCAAAGTAACCGGCATCTGTGAGACGCTGCTCTTTGTCTGCGTCATCGTTATACTCGCCGTCAATCACGCAGCAAATGTCATCAATATCTGCGATGTCTTGATTGCTTGAATAGTCACGCAAGTAGTGTTCGACGAATGTCTGCTCATCGAAGTTGTAAGTCTCGTTCTGTGTCATAGCTGTGATGTTAGAATGTTGTACGCTGCACGGCGAGCGAAGTCAGTGTCTTCGCTGTCGTAGTAGTCGCAATCAAAGTAATCGTAAATTTCGCTGTCGGTTGTCTCGGCTGTGATGCGCTCGCCGTTGATGAGCGCAGAGAGACGATAACGGCCATAGCTGCTCGTGTGGCTTATCGTCATCTCGACATCGTTGTAAGTTGCGTATTTTGCCATATCGTTAATTTTGCGTTTTAGACGCAGTGATAGCGTCAAAGTTGTTAAGATGATTAGTTGCTCGTTTGAGTGAGTAAAGAGCGAGGAGACGCACGGAAATGCGCTCTCTCGCTCTTTCTCGCTGCTACGTCACGCTTACACTTCGAGCGTTTCAAGATTGAACTGCTCATCGAGGAAGCGCACCATTGCTCTGTTCTGAGGCATCAGTGACGGTATATCCATCGTGTTGGCTTTGTAAAGCTCGGTCGCAGCGTCGTACACGTCCCATGCAGTGATGAGGCGCTTTGCATCGTAGCGAATGAGCATCTGCTCTGTGAAGTCACTTATCTGTGCTTGGTTGAGCGGATAGACACGGTTCTCGTGAATGCTCTTGTTGCGGCTGTCGCACTTCACGCGGATAGACGTGAGCATACCGATGAGCGTGAACATCTGCTGTGCGTTGACCTCAATCTGCTTCATGCGCTCAATCTTGGCACGCTCTGTCACGATGCGATGCTCTGCGTCAAAGAGCCACGACTTGACAGTCTGCATCACTTCTTCGAGCGTCACTTGCTGCGGTGAGCGACCGTTGCCACGTTCGCTGTAAGTAGAGATGTACTGCGTCGGGCAAAGCATACATTGATTGTGGCAAATCTTGACCATGTTGCCGAAGCCGACTTGTATTCCCTTTTGGTGGAAAGCGACTGCGAGATTGGTCGTGTAGCTCTCATCGTCCCAATTAGTGAGACGAATGTTGGCGAAGACACGGCGCAAGATGTGAGCTTCGACAGCTCGCTCGCCGTACTGCGCTTCGACTTGCGGCAAAAGCACGACACCGGGAGTGTTGCGGTCTCGGTTCTGCGCTGCGAACAAGTCGTACACTTCGACATCGTAGTGATGCTCTTGGCACATCTCGATGAGCTGTTGCAGCAGTGCGTAGTGATAGATGCCACGCAGTGGGTTGCCGTAGATGTCGTTCTCTTTGTGAGTGCGCTCTAACGTGTCAAGCGTGAGCGACTGCACTTTCTCTTTCTCGAAACTGAAAAATTTGTTATCTGTCATAGTTGCGTTGTTTTGTGTGGGCGGCTCTCGCCGATGAGCGTCGCACCGCCCACGAGTTATTGATGATGTTAGTTGTTGTTATTGCTCTGTAAGTTCGTCTATGTTGTCAAACAGACCGGCGATGTCTTCGAGCATCGTGTCGAGTGCGGCAACGTTCTCGTACATGCGCTCGCCACGCTCGCTGTACTGAAGACTTTCCGGCATATTGTGGTATTCGTATTGCTCATCGTCTCTAACGCTCTCGATGATAGCTTGCGCTTGTGAGAGCAGTTCTGCTGCTTGTTTAAGCTGCTTGCGTCTTGCTGTGTTCATAAGTCAAAGTGTTTGATAATGGTTCTTAACTGCTCATCATCGAGTTCGTCGATGATAGTGTAAATCTGAAACGAGTAACACTCGTTAAGGTAGGTGTTGACAAACTGCCATACTTCGGTCTCGTTGTCAAAGCTCTGTGCCATGTAGTCTTTAATCAAGTCCTTCATTGCTGTAACTGTTAGTGGTTCATAATTGAGTTGCTTGCTCGGCGCACAACGTGACGCTTGTATGAAAACTTGTTGTTGATGTTGCCGTAGTAGTTGCACTTGCGGAAGTGCAGCACGTCGATGTTGTCTCTCTCTAAAATCTTGGCGACTTTGGCATACACTTCGTCGAGCGTCTTGCCGTCGATAAGGTGACCTTTACCTTTGTCGCGATATTCGTCTATTGAGTAAATCATTGCTTGATAGTGTTAAGAGTTAAACAGTTGCGTTAAAGATGCCCGTGTCGCCGATAGCACAGCGTGTTGTTGTTAGAGATACCAAATCATCAGTGCGGTTGTGTAAGGTGAGTTCTCGTTCTTGATAGAGAGCATCTCATCTGCGGTCTCTGTCTTGATGAAGCAGTAGCTGTCATTCACATCGACGTAGAGATAGAGAATTTTCTTGTCAACGAGAGCGATGCGCTCTTCTGTGCCGAAGTAACTTCTTGTGTCGGTGCCGTAGCAGTCAACGAGACCCCACACGCTGTTGTCAAGACCTTCACGATTGATTTGGTCGATTGCGTTGAAAATTTTCTGTGTCATATCAGTTGCGTTTTAATTGTTAGACATTCAATTTTTGCTTGTTGTTAGTGACTGTTAAGTACTAATTGCACCGCAAATATATAGGCTATTGCCGAAATAAGCAAGTTGTAAAGCAAAAAATTGGCGATTTTATATGTTAAATTATGTTGTATTTCTGTAACTATTTGATTTACAAAATAACCTCTTTTCCACAAAAACCATATTTTGGTACCTTACAAGTACCAAATATAAAATTATTTGTCTATTTTTACACAAGTTTTTAAACTATCTCACAATGAATGCTAAATTACTGAAGGCTCTGTCAGAGCGATGCAAAGACATGGGACTTACAAGCAGGGCACTCGACGAGTTAACCGAAATCGGCTCGGAGGGTCTTGCAAACGATGCTTCAGATGAAGACATCGAAAAATCTGCGATTGCTCTCTCTCGTTATGCGAAGCTCACGCAAGCAGAGATTACTCGCAAAACGAGTGGCAAGCGCAACAAACAGTCATCATCAAACAATACACAATCGAGTAACGAGGGTGATGAGGGTGACAACACGACCGCTGCAAACGACATTCAAGCGATGATTGACGCTCGCTTCAAGAAGTATGATGAGCGTGTACTCGCTCTCGAAAGCGAGAACGCTGCTCTCAAAAAGCAGAAAGCGCAAGCAGAGCGCAGTGCAACGATTGCAGAGAAAGCCAAGAAGCTCGGCATTCCCGACTATCTTGTCAGACGTATGTCATTCGCAGATGATGCAGACATCGACAAGGAGCTTGAAGCCGTGCGTCAGGAAATGGTCAACGACAATCTCATGCCAAAGAGTGCAGCGCATGAGAGCGGCAAGATTGAAGAAGCGATGAAAGCAGATGCTAAATCGTGGGCGCAGTCGCTGCCGTCTGCAAACGCACAGCAGTAGTCGCAAGCTCGCACTCTAATTCACCTATTGTTTAACTCTTAATTCGCATCACATCATGGCTATCGAATTTAAGAAAACCGCTTATTCGGGTCGTTTTCCCGAATTTTGGCGTGGCGAAGCGAAGATTTTGCCCGGTGGCTTCAAGCCGGTGCAGAACTTTGCTAACGGTACTGTCGTGCGTCGTGGTACACCGCTGTTTGTTGACTTTGAGCAGCACAGCGCAGCCGTCTGCAAGACTGCTACGGTTCTCGACGGTGGCACTACGAGTGCTGTGCGTGTCGCAAAGGGACATCTGTTCCAAGTGGGCGATTACGTCACCAAGTACGGCGATGGCACTGCTACGAAGCTCATCAACGGCATCGACACCACGAATGCAGAGTATGACGTTCTGTCGCTGAACTCTGATTACACCGGTCTCGTTGCTAATGACATCATCGTCGAGACAACCAAAGCAAAGGTTGACGGCGCAGAGACTTTCGCACCCAAGTATGAGCCAAACTTCGTCGCCGGCGCAGACAAAGAGTTCAACGGCAAGGGTCTGCCTGCTCTCGATGCTGCTTACGACGTTGTAGTGCTTTATCCTGCGCTCGCTTTTCCCATTCTCGCAGAGTGGCTCAACGGCGCAAATTGTCTGAAGTTGAACCCGAACATCTTGTTCATTAAACAGTAACAGCTATGCCGGAATTTGTTTTTAGCTCTATCTTTGGCGCACTCACGAAGAACGTGCAGCTGCGCTTCGACGCTGTGTCTGAACTGAACAAGCGTCTGTTTGACAATGTAATCTTTGAGGACTACATGACTTGGGACACACCGCAGATTGGTCTCACCTTTGAAGAGTTGATTGGTCAGTACAACATCAGTGTTGCAGCACCCACAATCGGCGACAGCTCGAAAGAAGCCATTCTCGGCACTAACGGTCTCGAAACTCTCTCGGAGAGCATTCTCGTACACGCTATCACGCTGCCGATGCCCATTAAAGACTATCGCAAAGTGCTTGCGCTGCTTGACAGCAAGAGCATTCCCGACAAGACGAAGGCGCAGCAGTTAGTTACGCTTATGTGGGGCAACGTCGAGACTGTTGTCAAGTCAGTGCTCGGCAAGCTCGACCTCATCTTCTTGAAGGCTCTCTCTAACGAGGGTGTTTTCACTCTTGATGAGACTACGAACCCCGAAGGCGGTGTGCGTGGCACTATCTCGTTCAATCAGCCTGCCGACAACATCGCAACTGCGACAACCGCATGGACGAAGGCCAACATCGAGAGCGTTGACTGCTTCGGCGACATTCAAGAAGTCATCGACGCAGCGCAAGACAAGGTCGTATTCAGCGAAATTCTCTGCTCGCCGCAGCTCATCTCTTATATGTGCCGCTCGACGCTCATCAAGAAGATGATTTGGGGAAACGACAAGTCTGCACGCATCGTGATGCCGAAAGACTTGAACGCTTATATGCAAGAGAACGGCTACCCGGTGTTCAAGCCCATTCGCCGCACTGTGATGATACAAGACCACGGCAAGCGTACACCCTGCACACCGTGGAACGTGCAGAACATGGTCTTCGTGCCTGCCGGCAAGCTCGGTGTCGTGAAGAACGCTTTCACCAACAACGAGCTTAAACCCGAACCCGGTGTCGCATACAGCAACTACGGTCGCATTCGTGTGTCGCAGTGGGGTGTCGGCGAGACGCAGAACAGCAACGGTGTCGAGTTCACGAAAGCAGAGACTTTCGCTCTGCCCGTGATTACAGAGATGAACGGCATTTACACTCTTAAAACCAACTTCTCTGCATCGTGAACAATCTAACTGCATTGAAACGTCTGTGCAACGCTATTGCGAACACATTCTACCCGGACAACGGCACGCTTGAACTCGTGCTGTTCAATGCCGGTCTCGATGCGCAAGCTACGGCGCAGCCGAAAGACGTTGAAATCTTTCGGCTCGCTGTTCGGCTTGTCTTCGGCTACATTGAGCAGTCACGCAGCGAGAACGGTGTCTCAACGTCTGTGCGTGAAGACGCAATCAAAGAAAGTCTCGCAATGTGGTGCAACGAGTACGGTGTAGATGCAGATGAGATTATTCCCGACGCTTTGAGAGTAGTGCGTGACGGCACAAATCTGTGGTGACGCTATGAGAACGAATGGCACGCTGCAATATGCAGTCATCGACGATGACGCTGTGACGTTGAACGAGTACGGCGAGCCGGTCGCTAACGAGCAATCGTGGAGCGAGCCGATTGACTGCTCTATCAATGTCAACAACGACAACCTTCTCGGTGCGTATGAAGACGGCGAGTTTCACACTGCATCGTACACTGTACTCGTTGAGACGATGACGTTTGAACACAGCCGCATTCTGCTCACTCGTGACGGCACATCGCTCGGCGAGCATCGTGTCATATCTGTTCAGCCGCTCTCGACAGTTGGCCGTGTGCAGATACTTGTGTAGCTATGTCGCAGAGCAAGCAATATCACAGCAAGTATAAAGGTGTACTCGTGTCGAGCTTCACGCTGAAGAAGTTTCAGTCAGCGATACAAAAGAAGCGAGATGAGCTTGTGCAAGAGCTTGCAGATGAATTGTCTTACATCGGCGAAGAGTGCGTCAAGATTGCTCGTGAAGTTGGCAATTATGGCGATGTCACCGGAAATCTGCGCAGCTCTATCGGTTACGAAGTGCTGTACAACGGAAAGCCGGTATACAGCGGTGCAGTGAAGCAGTACAAGGGCAAGAGTGGCAACGGCGAGAAAGGCGCACCGGCTGCACGAGCATTGCTCGACAAGCTCTCAGCAGAGTTTCCGTATGGTGTCGTGCTTATCGTCTGCGCCGGCATGAATTACGCTGCTTATGTCGAAGCGATACATCACAAAGACGTGCTATCAAGCGCACAGATGAGAGCAGAACAACTCATTCAAGAACTACTCGACGATTACAAGAACGCATGATGAAGACAGAGAAACAGATAGAGCGTGACTTTTACTTGCTCATCAAGCAGAGTAATCTCGGTGCCGCCATTCGTGGCTCAATCTATCGCAGCGAGATGCGCCCGGCCGATGCGACAAGTGAAGACATCATCGTCAAGTTTCTGTCGGGTATCGACGGGCAAGTGCAGCAGGGTGTAGTCATCTTGAACATCTACGTTCCTGACATCACGCTGCGCACAGACGGTCGCAAAGTCGAAGACAAAGAGCGTGTCGCAGAGATTGAAGCATTGGTCATCGACTTCATCGAGCATCACGGCTCGAACGAATATCTCATCGAAAGCGACTTGACACCGACATCTATGCTCAACGAAGAGTTGGAGCAGCATCTCATCTATGCAAGATTGAGATTTAAGAGACTATCAAACTAACAAACAAAAAACACTTTTAGTTATGGCAAAGATAATCATGTCATGGTCGAAGTGCAAGATTGAAATCGGCAAGACCGGCGCAGATGATGCTATGGCTGTATCGCTGACAAACATCGGCACTATCAACGACAAATCAACAACGCTCGCGACTGAAGACGGCGAGACGTTGACAGCTACGGCAACCGGCGGCATCGTGGTTGCAGAAGAAGAGGGCGAGCCTACTGTGACGCTCACTACTCGCGTGAAAGAACCTACGTTCGAGCTTGAGACACTCTTGACTGGCAACGCTGTCAGCGAAAATGAGCTTGTTGTCAAGACGAATGTCGTGAGCGATGACTTCAGCTTGAAACTGACACCGAAGAACATCGGTGCTATCGGTATCAAGGCACGTCGCACGCACGTTAGTTGGCGACCCGGAAGCAGCGAGGAAGAGGGTCACTATGTTGACATCACTTTCAAAATTCTCGCTTGCGCCGACGGCGAACTGTACAAGAAGTTCCGTGTAGCGGATTCCGATTGGGCATAAAGACTTTTGGTTTAGCAATCTGACGTGTGGAAAGACACCCCTCGCAGTTCGGTAGGTTAGAATTGCTCATAGCGAGATAGAGCAGCGGTAGCTCATTGCGCTCATAACGCAAAGGTCGCAGGTTCGAGTCCTGCTCTCGCCACACAGAACATCAATGACAGAGACTATGAGCAACGAAACAAGAACAGTTGAGCAGCGTGTTGCGTCGGCTATACTTGAACGCAAGCTCGCATCAATAGAGATAGACGGTGTGACGTATGACATCGCACCGCCTTCTGTTGGCACGCTGATACTCGTGAGCGAACTCGCATCGACATTGCCGGTGATACCAAACGTAGAACACGACAAACAAGTCTATGCTGTGCTGCGCTTTGCGAAAGATTACAGAGCGATTGCAGACATCGCAGCGACGTTAATTCTCGGTGCTAATAATCTTACTCGAACCGAAGAGAAAACGCTCACAGAGCGCAAATGGTGGCTTTTTAAGCGCACTCGCAAAGTGAGTGTCACTATCGACGCACGAGCAGAGCTTGCCGACAAGATATTGCGCTACGTGTCGCCGTCAACGATGTTCAAAGTCATCGTCAAACGTCTCGAAGATATGGAAGTCGGCTATTTTTTCGGCATTACCACTTCCCTAAACGAAGTAAACATACTGAAGCCGACAAAGGAAGTGGCGAAGTAAAAAATGACAGCATTTGGGCAACAGTACTCGGCATCGCTCGCATCTTCAATGTAACTGAAAAGTATGTACTCTATGAGATGAGCTATTTGAATGCTTTGATGTACAGTCGTGCGATGCCAATGCCGGGAGACGTGAGCGAGACAAGCGACAAGCCGCTCTACGATGATGCGCTTGATGCAAACAACCCACAGAATTTCGACAAGTTCAACGAAGAAACAATAACGTTATATGGCACAAAATAACAGCGACGGCACATTGAGCATTGGCACTGCGATAGACCTCACCGGCTTCGATGAGGGTGTTGAGCAGATGGTCGACCGCGTCAATCAAGCAGGTGACACAATCGAGCAGCAATCTGCTCGTATACAATCGTTGCTCACAGATGTGCCTGAGCTACATATCGACTTGTCAACAGTCGTTAACGACTTTGACAGTGCATTCGCAGAAATCGACCGTGTTGTTGATACCAACAACATTGCAATCAAAGAGCTCGAAAGTGAATGGAAACGTCTTGCAGGTGAACAGAAGCAAGCGTTTGCAGCCGGTGACGACAAGAAAGCTGCGCAACTGCACGACGAAGCGAAAGCAGTGCGTGAGAACATCAATCTACGCAAGCAACTTGTCAGCGAAGCAGCGAAAACGGCCGACCAGCTGCGCACACTCGAACAGCAACACAAAGCAGATGCAGAAGCAACGAGACAAGACAACGAGCAAAAAAAGTCGTTGCGACAGACTATCAGAGAGCTGCAAGAAACGATGCAGCAATATGTGCTGTCTGGCGGCTCTGAAAAGAGCGACGAATACCGTCAAATGGCAGAAGAGCTTGGTCGTTTGCGTGACATACGAGGCGACATACAATCGCAAGGAAGCGTGCTTGCTAATGATGAGCAGAACATTGCCGGTGTCATACAAGGCTTATCGGGTCTGTCGGGCGCATTCAGTGCAGCACAAGGTGTAGTAGCTCTTTTTGGCGGCGAGAATGAGCATCTCAATCAGATAATGCTGCGAGTGCAAGCTCTCATGTCAATAACGATGGGGCTTCAGCAATTGCAGCAGACACTCAATAAAGACAGCGCATTTATGCTTGTTACGCTCAACAAGCTAAAGTCGATATGGAACAATCTCATGGGTGACGGCAACAAGGTCGAGAAAGAAGCCGTTGCAGTGAAGGAAGCCGACAATGCAGTCACAGAGCAACATGCGGTCGCGACAGGTGTTGAGACTGTTGCAGAGAAAGCAAATACAACAGCAACACAAACGGGTGCAGTAGCAGACAAATCTGCTGCTGCTGCAAAAGCGTTGTCTGCTGCATCTTCAAATAAGCTAACAGTTGCAGAGTATGCATCAGCAGCAGCGACAAAAGCAGCGTCTCTCGCAATGAAAGGATTCAAGCTCGCTCTCATCTCAACCGGTATCGGCGCAATCGTTTGGGCGTTAGGAGAAGTCATCGCACTGTTTGTTGAGTGGGTTTCTGCGTCAAACGAAGCGACAGAAGCGCAAAAGCGGCAAGAAGAAATCACTGATGAGGGCGCGAAAGCGTACGCGAAAGCATATGCTAACGTGCAGCTCTACACAGACAGACTCAATAACTTTAACGGCACAAAGAAAGACGAAGAAAAACTTGTCAAGGCTTGTAATGAGCAGTTCGGCAAGGAAATGGGTTACTGCAAGTCTGTTGACGAGTGGAAACGTCGTCTGACAGAGAAGAGCGCAGACTATTGCGAAGCTCTGCGTCTCGAGGCCGAAGCGCAGGCACTATTGAATGCATACACAGAAGCATATCTACTTGTTGTTAAAGCACGCAACAAAGCTGCGAGTGAGTACGGTCATTGGTATACAACAAAAGCAGGTGACGAAGCAGAGAAAGCAAGGCAGGTCGCAAAGGCTGAAGCAGACGCAAATGCTATCATGTCGCAGTATCTCGAAAAAGCAAGAGCAGCCGAAGCTCTACGACAGAGGTCTGAATTGGGCGGTCACTCTGACCCAAGCAGCGGTCATGCCGGAAGCAGCGTCAGTGTCGGCCGCAATCGTGCCGGGAGCGGCGTCAGTAGCGCACCAACATTTGACGTGAGAGCAGCTGCACGTGCTGAGCGCAAAGCGGCACAAGAATGGGGTGATGCTGTTGCTGCAATTCGCAAAGACGCTTACTCTAAACTTGCAGACTATGATATAGAAAAAAATAACGAAGCAACATCAAAAGAGATAAATCAGATAGCACTCGACACACAACGCAAAATAGATGCATGGGAAGAGCAGTTCACACAGCTTGCAAAAGCATACATCAAGTATCAACACGACACGTTTATGTCTAAGAATGGCGCGACTGAAGACAGATGGGAGGACTATGCAAAGAAGCATGGTTTTGACAACGTCGACAATGTCATAGCAATGCTGACAAACGCGAATGGGAAATACGCTGACGTGGCCAAGGACTATGGAGATGTGCGACTCGCTATCATCGAAGACGGTAACAATCGCGAGCGTGAAGTGCGTCAGAAACATTATGCACAGCTCGTTGAAGACTATGGCGGCTTCGAGCAACGGTTGTTGGCTATGCAGATACACGAGGCTGGAGCAATCAAATTCCTGCCCGATGAGTTCGTGCAGAATGCAGGCAAAATCTTTGATGAGCGACAGGGCGAGCTCGTTGCATCAGAGCTTAAAAAGCGTCTTAATTGGGACGAAGTGTTTAGCGGTTTAGACAATGCATCTGTAGCATCTCTTGAAGTGATGATAGAGCGCACACAGAAAGAGCTTAAATCGTTAGGTGGTCTCATGACAGAGGCTCAACGCAAAGAGTTTAGTGAGGCTATCGAAAAGATGCAAGATGAGATAGCTAATCGCAATCCATTCATTCAAATACATAAGTCGCTTAAAGATGTAAAGAGTGCACAGCAGGAAGTCACGCAAGCTATGCACGCGTACGAAGAAGCGCAAAAAGGTGTGCATGGGTGGCAAAATCTGTACAATGCTGCACTTGACTATCAGAAAAAGCTCGAAATAGAAATTTCGAATGGAGAACGTGCAGAAGATGACCCTGCTTATCTGCGACAGAAAGAAGTCGTTCTCAGAATGCAGCAAGGTCTCAACGCTGCTCGTGAGAAAGAGACAAACGCTTCCACGAAGCTCATCAACGCACAAAATAAAGCGTCGCAGTCGTACAAGAACTTCGCTACCGGCTTAAAGAATGCCGGTGCGCTAATGGATAACGTCGGCGAGAAAGCGCAAAATCTCGCAGCGTGCTTCGACAATGACATCGCCGACAGCATCGGTCTCGCTCTCGACACTATGGGTAACATCGTCGAAGCAACAGATGTCGCAATCAACGCTATCAGCGAACTCGGCAAGAAAGCCGCAAAGGGTGTTGAGACAGCGGTTGACGCAACATCGCAGGGAATGAAAGCATCGGGTCAAGCCGGAGCGAAAGCGATGTCAACAATGGAGAAAGCGTCAGCGATACTCGCAATCATCTCGGCTGCTATGCAAGTGGCGACGGCAATCATCAACTTGTTCAACAACGACAGCGCACACGAGAAAGAGATTGAAGCATTGCAACGACGCATCGACCAGCTGCAATGGGAGCTTGACAATGCCGACACTGTGCGCTTGCAGAACAATCTCGGCGATGCGCTTGAACGTGTGCGCAACACTTATGCGTCAATCTACAACGAGCTGCTGCGTCTGCATCAGCAAGAAATGGCGAGCGGCAACTTCTTCACTCGCATTGCTATCACGCAGCAGATGCAGACCGACGCATGGCGGCGCAGCGTAGAGAAACTCGCAGACGCTTATGCCGGCGCAGCATATACAGCCGACAAAGCTCTCGGCAGCGAGCGTTACACGAGCGCACGCAAGCAGCTTGAAAATCTCGCAGAGCAGCAGACGCTTGTCTATCGTCAAATGCAAGAAGAGGAAGCGAAGAAGAAGACCGACCGCTCGAAAGTCGATGACTACAAGCGACAGATTGCAGAGCTCGCGCAAGAGATGACCGACATTGTGAACGATGCGCTTGAAGAAATCATCGGCAACACGGCCGCTGACTTGGCAAGCGAGCTTGGCGATGCTTTCTTTGACGCTTGCGCAAGCGGTGAAGACGCTCTCGAAGCGTGGCACACGAAAGCAAAAGATATCGTGCGTGACATCACGAAACGAATGCTCATCTCGAAATTTCTTGAAGAACCGCTCGGCAAAATCTTCGACAAATACAAGACACGTTGGTTCGGCGATGACGGACGCTTTCGTGGCATAAAGAATGTCATCAACTCGATGAACGACTTCAGCGCAGACATCGACGCAGTGGGCGACAGCTTCAACGACATCTTCAATCAGTTGCCCGACCAAATGAAAGAGATGATTACCGACACAGCAGAGCGCAAAGGGACACAAGGCGGCATTGCAACTGCATCACAAGACAGCGTAGATGAGAACAACGCACGTCTCACGACTATACAAGGACACACTTACACTATTATGCAAGCCGTGCAAGAGATTAACACTACAAGCAACGCTATACTCGACCGCTTGACTGGCATTGAGCGTCACACGAGCGATGCGAGCTCACAGCTCGCAACGATGCAGCAGCGTGTTCGCAACATCGAGAGTGCGATTGATGACATCAACACAAAAGGACTGAAAGTAAGATGAACATGAACAAACTCATTTCACAGATACACGAAGACGCACAGCAACTCGGTGCGTGCGCTCGCTTCAAGGGTGACGAAACGCTTGAAGAGCTCATATCGTTGTTCTACTCGCCACAAGGACGCGAGTTCTGCATGACACATGAGTTCCCAAGTCTTGACGTATTACGCAAATTTAGAAAGTATGACATCGGACAGTACGGAATTTATATCGATGCTGGTGTAATTCGTTTGCGTGAGCGTGTAAATCTGTTCTTGATAGGCAATACTACTGCAAGCGTCACATGCTCGCAGACAAAACGCTACGTCGTCTATTTGATGCACGGCGCACATGCTCGCATCGAAGCTCATGACTATGCTGTTGTACATGTAGAGCGCGACGATGCATCGAGCGTAAGTGTGGAACTATATGACAACGCACGAGAGATATGACACGCTCGCAGTACGGCAAATTGCTCATCGACGGTCAAGACGCATTCGCTGACTACGGTCTGTTCGTCGAGCATGGCGGCTTCAAGTCGCTCGTGCAGATGCCGTCTTTCAAGGCTATCGACAAAACAGATTGGCCGGAGGAAGACGGCGAAGAGTACGACCTCGCTGCGCCGGTGCTGCAAGCGCAAAGCGTGCAGTTGCAGTTCGTCATCTTGAATGTGCGCTACGCTGAAGACTTGTTCGTCGAGTTGTCTAATGGCGCATATCACACCTTTTACTTCGACGATTTGCAACGCTCGTACACGCTACGCATGGTGTCTAACGGAACATTCTCTCAAAACATCGTCATAGGCAAGCTCACGCTCACGTTCAGCAACGACTTTACTGACGTGCCGTCGCAACAGCCTTACGCGCTTGAAGCGTCAGATGTGAAACAGCGCGGTTACGAGATTGACGGGATAGACATGTCACGTTTCGGCACCTTTGTGCTCAAAGGCAGTGATGACAACATTCGCAAAGCTGCAAATGTTAAGAAATCACTCACAATTGATGTGAAGAGCATAGCAGGCGTTGTGTATGACAGCGAGAGCGTTCACTTTGCATCTAAAGACGTGACTCTAAATCTGCTAATTGATGCAGAGAGCATAAATGATTTTTGGCAACGTTATGACGCTCTCTTTGCTGTGTTGATGCAAGCAGGAGAGCACACTTTCTACTATGCAGCTCTTAACAATGAGTATAAGTGCTTCTATAAGTCGAGCAGCGTGTCAACATTCAAGGTTTTGCGAAATGGTCATGTGTGGTGCGAATTTGCTGTTACACTCACGTTCGTAAACTGGAGACCTGTCAGCAATTATGTGTTGCTTGTCACAGAAAGCGGTGACTTTGTTATCACTGAAGACAGCTCTCGCATTCGCGTACGCACTAAGCGAGCGTTAACTATATAACAATTAACAGTATACATTATGGCAGACAAAACAATACGAATAAGCGAATTGCCAAGTTCCGGGTCGAACACAGCAGGTCTCTACACTATTGGCGTTAATGCGTCGAACGAAAGTGTAAAAGTGCCTCTTGGTGATATATTGGCAAGTGCACACGGCGAGGTGATGTTCGCCGACCTCGACAAGCTG